CCCGCACCACCTCCGTCCCCGTCATGACGGAGCAGGACTACGCGGAGCAGGGGACAATCCCCTTCGCCAAAACCGAGAACGTGTCGATCCCAGCGGCCCCCAAGGGCGAGATGACCGCTCGCGGCTTTGGCTTGCAGTTGCGCGCCACCAAGTTCGTCCTCCGCTAATAGGTCGCTCCCAAAATGGGAGCGTCTTCCTCCTAGGGATAACCCCGTGTCAGAACTTTACTTTGTTGACAGAGTGCTTAAGGTAATCCGCGAGCGGCGAGCAGTGGTTTCTGAAGCGATTACAGAAGGCTCGGTTCAGGACTTCGCCGCTTTCCGCCACCTTCGGGGCAAACTTGAGGTTTGGACCGAGATGGAGCGCGAAATCCGCCTTCTGCTGAAGCAGGACACCTTTGCAGATGACGAGTCTGATACTGCCTGAACACGTCGCCAAGGCGAAAGCCCCCGCCCAAGAAACCCCTCCCATCATCAATGACGCCTACGTCAGGGCTGAAGAGCGGGTTCTGGACCCCACCAAAATCCCCGACACTGTCGTTGCCCGCCTGCCCCAGCCGACCGGGTGGCGTCTCTTGATCCTGCCCTACCGGGGCAAGAGCAAGATTGGGAGCGTCTACGTTCCCGAGGAGTACATCGCCGCCCAAAGTCTGGCGACGGTTGTTGCGTACGTTCTTGCCGTGGGTCCGGACGCCTACGCTGACAAGAACAAGTACCCCGGTGGCCCGTGGTGCAAGAGGGGTGATTGGGTCACCATTGGACGCTATGCCGGTGCGCGCTTCCGCATCGAGGGTGGCGAAGTCCGCATCATCAACGATGACGAAGTCATCGCAACCATCGCTGATCCAGACGATATCAAGCACGTCTGAGATAGCGCGCATAGGAGATCACTATGTCTGACGAGAATGAACTCGAAGGCTCGGTCGAGGTAACGATTGAGGATACTGATACCAAGGAACAGGCCAAGGTTGTCGTCGCAGAAAAACCTGTGGATGAAAAAGCCGCCGCGAGAGACGACCTTGAGGACCAATCCGAAGGCGTCCGCAAGCGGATCGACAAGCTCACCTACCGCCTGCGCGAAGCAGAGCGCCGGGAGCAGGCCGCGCTGGACTACGCTCGCGGTCTCAAGGGCGAGATGGACACCCATCGGAACCGGGCGGACGTCTTGGACAAGACGCTTGTGCAGGAGTTTGACACCCGCCTGAAGGTCCAAGAGACGCTTGCCAAGGACAAATACAAGCAGTCCGTCGATATGAACGACGTCGATGGGCAGATTGAAGCGCAGCGCATGATGGCCAATCTGGCTGTCGAGACGGAGCGTCTTCGCACCCAGAAGGCTCGGCGTCAGTACGAGGAGGCCAACCCTCGTCAGCCGGAGCCGCAGTACGTCCCCCCGCAGCCGGAAGTGCAGCCGGATCCCCGGGCCGAAGCGTGGGCTGAAAGGAACAAGTGGTTTGGGTCGGACGAGATCATGACCCAAGCGGCGTTCCATTTCCACAAGAAGCTTGTGGAAGTCGAGGGCTACGACCCGACCAGCAATGAGTACTATGCGGAGATTGACCGTCGCGTCAGAACGGAATTTCCCCATAAGTTTCAAGGCGGTAAGGCTCCTTCTTCACCCGTAGCCTCAGCCCGTAGCGCACCTCGTACAGATGGTAAGCGACAGGTAAAGCTCACCCCGACTCAGGTCTCTATTGCAAAGAGGCTGGGAGTTAGTTTAGAAGAGTATGCAAGGCATGCTCAAAAGCTTAACGGTTAAGGAACATTCTTATGGACCGCACCCCACGCGCTGAGACTGCCCGCACCAAGACTGCTCGTGTACAGACTTGGAAGCCCCCGTCCTCCTTGGACGCACCGCCCCCTCCAGAGGGGTACACGCACCGTTGGATCCGTGTTGAGACTAACGGGATTGATGATCGGAAGAACTTCTCCGCACGCCTACGCGAAGGCTTTGAACCAGTTCGCGCCGAGGAATACCCAGACTTTATGGCTCCCACTATTCAGGATGGCGTCCACGCGGGCGTGATCGGGGTAGGGGGTCTGATTCTGGCGAGGTTTCCTTTAGAGACGGCAGCACAAAGGAATGCCTATTATCGTCGCCAATCTGCGGACCAGCTTGCGGCGGTAGACAACGATCTCCTGCGTGAAAACCACCCGTCTATGCCTATCATCAAACCTGAACGTCAAACCCGGGTTACTTTTGGTGGAAATCGTTCCTCCGAGTAACCTCCCTTCAACAAGGATCTGAGCGATGCCTAACATCAATGCTAGTTTCGGGCTGCGCCCGTACCGCATGCTCGGAAGCGGCGCGAACACGAATGGCGACATCGTGTTCAACATTCAGACTGCGGCAACTGCCGGTTCTTCCAGCGTGATCTATCAGGGCTCCCCTGTTATCCCGCTGTCTAACGGCATGATCGACATCGTTGGCTCTGCTGCTGGCGGTACGGTCCCCATTCTGGGCGCGTTTCTCGGCTGTAACTATATCGACCTGACGGGCAAGCCCCGCTGGGCTCCCTACTATCCCGGCACTGCCGCCATCTACGCGAACTCCATCGCTACTGGCATCGTGTCGTGCAACCCTGATCAGGCCTTCCTGATCAACTGCAACGCTGCGGCTGCGGACTCTCTCGTCCATGCCAACGCCGACTTTGCTACCGCCACAACCGGCAGCACAACCTCGGGCCTGTCTGCGGGCAAGCTCGCCGTCTCGACGGCTAACACAACCAACACGCTGAACCTCCGTATTCTTGGCTTCGAGGACACTCCTGCCAATTCGGATGCCACCGCCGCTGGTCGTCTGGCTATCGTCCTCCTCAACAACCACTTCTACCGTTACAATGCTAACGGTACTGGTGCGGGTATCTAAAGGGAGTTTGAACAATGGCTATCACTCGTTCACAACTCCTTAAGGAACTGGAGCCGGGCCTCAACGCCCTCTTTGGTATGGAGTACGACCGGTACGACAACGAGCATGCTGAGATCTTCGATAGCGAGTCTTCGGACCGCGCGTTCGAGGAAGAGGTCATGCTGTCTGGCTTCGGTCAGGCCCCTGTAAAGGGCGAAGGCGCGGCAATCGTGTACGATACGGCTGGTGAAGCTTTCACTGCCCGCTATACGCACGAGACCATCGCTCTCGCGTTTGCGATCACTGAGGAGGCCGTTGAGGACAACCTCTACGACAAACTCAGCTCTCGCTATACCCGCGCTCTGGCGCGTTCGATGTCCAACACCAAACAGGTGAAGGGCGCTTCTGTTCTCAACAATGCCTTCTCGTCCAGCTATCTTGGCGGCGACGGCGTGTGTCTTGTGAGCAACGCGCACCCCACCACTGGTGGCGGCAACTGGTCGAACACGCTGGCGACTGCGGCTGACCTCAACGAGACCTCGTTGGAGCAGGCGCTGATCGACATCGCGGCGTTCATCGATGAGCGTGGCCTGAAGATCGCCCTTCGCGGCATGAAGCTGATCCTGCCTCCGGCACTTCAGTTCACCGCAGAGCGCATCCTCAAGTCTGAGCAGCGCGTCTCCACCTCCGACAACGACATCAATGCGTTGAAGTCGGGTGGTTACATGCCGCAGGGCTTCGCCATCAACCACTTCCTGACGGACCCCGATGCTTGGTTCGTCAAGACAGACGCCCCCAACGGCATGAAGCACTTCGTGCGCGCCCCCCTCAAGACCGCCATGGAAGGCGATTTCGAGACCGGCAACGCCCGCTATAAGGCTCGTGAGCGTTACAGCTTCGGCTGGTCGGATCCCCGTGCAATGTACGGTTCGCCCGGCGCGTAAGGCGTACAGCGTTATGCTTACTAAGGGGGGATGGCCTTGTGCCTCCCCCCTTTTTATTGTAGCGTTAGATAGTCCCTGACTGCCACACGGCAGACACCCCACGACAGGAGATCATCATGGGAACTTCTACATTTTCCGGCCCTATTAAGGCTGGCCCCATCAAGTTCACGACCGGCACCACCCTTGGTCAGGATGTCGCCAACACCGGTAACGTCGTCCTCATGCAGTCTGAGGCTGTCACGCAGGCTGGTCCCGGCGCTGATGGCGTCTACACGACCAACATCGTCCTCCCCGCTGGCAGCACCATCACCGACGTCAAACTCTATGTGACGGCGATTTGGAGCGGCGTGGCTTCAACCCTTGGCCTTGGCACGACGGTTTCTGCTACTGCCCTGACTGCCGCTACGGCAGTTGCTGGTGGCACCCTCGGAATCATCACCGCCACTGCTGGCGCAGATGCAACCCGTATCGGTAACTGGTACAGCGTCGGCGCAGGCACCGCTGACGTCCGCATCAAGTTGACATCCGTTAATACTGGTACGGGCACGGGCTATCTGGTTGTCAGCTACGTGCAGCCCGGCGTCATCAACCCCTAATAGGAGGCTCTGATGGCTGATACAGTTGCCACACAGATCCTCTTCCAAGGGGATAAGGTTCTCGTCATGAAGTTCACCGATGCCTCGGACGGCACTGGTGAGACCACCGTGAAGAAGGTCGATGTTGCCACGCTTACCTCCTATCAAGGGAAGGCTTGCGTGGGGGTGCAGATCGACAAGGTCTATGCCCTGACGCATGGCATGGAGGTCCGTTTGCTGTGGGAAGCTACAGCAAATGGGACCATCATGACGATCCCCCAGAACATCATGCAGACCATGGACTTCAACGAGTTTGGTGGGTTGGATAACAACACCACCACGGGGAAGACCGGAAACATCCTGTTCACCACTCTTGATGCTTCTTCGGGTGATTCCTACACGATCATCCTCGTCATGCGGAAGCTGTACTGATGACCGTCGGGGCTGACATCATATGGAATGTCATCCTGACCCTAGTGGTAGGCCCCATTGTCTGGGGCCTATCCTACGTGAACAAGCGCGTCGATACCGCCGAGGCCACGCACAACAACCTCTGGAAGGCTATCGCCGAGACCCGCGAGAACATCGCGAGATCCTACGTTACCAGAGATGATCTCCACCACGACCTCGACCGGATCATGCAGCGGTTCGACCGTCTTGAGGAAAAGCTGGACCGCCTGTCAGGAGTCAAACCATGATCAAGGCCAAGGACAAAAAGAAGGAAACGCTGGCTTACCGCGCTCGCGCGAAGGCCGTGGACGAGATGATGCAGTCTGGTGCAGGCCGTGCCGCTCCCCCTGAAATGGGGAGTCCCGCTCCCCGTGGCCGTGCAATGCCCGCCGCTGAAATG